CAAAGACTGCCAGTGCGGCAGACATGTCCTTGATGCTGGTACCGGCAATTGCAGCTTTGGCGGGAAGCCCAGTACCCAGGGCCTCAGCAAGATCGCCCATGCGCATGTCGCCTGCGCCCACAGTGGTATTCAGGATACCCATGGCGGCCGACAAGTTAGTCGTGCCCTTCATTCCGGATGCCAAGGTGGCACCCAGGGCATTAGTGACCTCCTCAAGATCGGCACCACCGATCTTGGCCCCTTCAGCAGCGATCTTGAGGGCATCCATGGCCCTGGCCCCACGCAGTCCCTGAGACTCAAGGTGGTACAGGCCCTCTGCCAACTTATCAGGGCCAGTGGCCACGGTTGGTGCTAGCTTGATGACCTGCTTACCAAGCTTATCAACTTCCTTCTGAGTACCACCGGCCTGAGTGGCGATAAGTTCCATGGACTTCTGGAACTTGGCCGCCATGTATGTGCTGGCCACGCCAATGCCCAAGAGCGGAAGAGATATGCTCTTGGTCATCTTGCGACCGGTGGTTACGAATCCATCACCGACTCGCTCAACCTTCCTACCGAAGCTTTGAGCTGCTAGACTGGACCTATTCAGCGATCTCTCGAACGCTGCCGAATCACCAGCGATGATAACGGTGAGGGTCCTGCTCAAGACTATCCCTTCGGTATGGATTCCCAGGCTACGAACAATTGCTGGGGAGTGAGACTGCCCAGGAGATCAGGATCCCCTAGGGCAGGGTAGTTATGTGCTAGGTCGGCTCGCCAGTAGGATTCGGGTCGCTCTCCGGGGGGTCCGAAGACGTCGGTGAACTGTCGCCAGAATTGTTCGAGTCGGCGCTGGTCTCTTCGGCGGTCGGACTCTCGCTGCTCTGGGGTCTGTCCAAAGGGAGGGCAGCCTCTGCAGCTGCCTCATCCTCCGTGAAGTCGAAGGAGATATTGCCTGACTTGGCATCCCAGATGGCTGTCTCGGCCCCTTGGACGCCAGCCCTCTTCAGCATAACTACGGCGAAGGCCACCAAAATGTCGTTATCACCCTCATCAAATGCCTCACCGAACTCACCAGCTCGCAGTCCAGTGGATTTCTTAATCTCATGCAGCTCCCTGTTGGTGAAGTAGGACACGTCAGCGTCATACTCACCATTGATGCCAGAGATCTCACTGATAATTAGCTTCGCCACTCTATGGCTCCTTCGTTAGAATTCGGAAGTGAGTCGGTCTATCATTACCTCAAACCCGACCAGCACTTCAGGCTCCGATGCATCCAGTGCATCCTCCATGGCATGGAGGAGGAGTGGACCCAGGTTGGGTCTGGGTGATCCGCCACGGTTTCTGGCCTTCGGGGCCACATACACTAGACCGGGAGTCACGCCCACCCGCATCCGAGACCATCGCTCGCCGATGTTATGAATCTCAGCGACGGCGAAGGTCTCGGCACGGGTGCGTACAGGTTCAGCAGCGGCCTTGAGCTCGATACGCATTTCTCTTCGGACGTCCTTGGCAATACGCCCAAATGCTAGATCGAGCTCTCTAAGGCCCTCAACATGAACTGCACCAGCCAAGGAGTATCCCTACGAGGTCGGATACGTCATGCCAGTACCACCCGGGGCGTTCTTGAACGTCGCCGAGATGGCAGTGGCATCGCCGACCTTGCTGTCAAGGCCGGAGTACGTGAACAGTAGAGCTCCCGACAGAAGGAATGCCGGGTTGGTAGCAGAGCGGGCAGCGTTGACCGGACGGATCTCCACGGCGATCGGAGTGGTGGAGCCGATAAGAGGCTGCAGGGTCTGGTGAACCTTGGAGGTGGCGAAGTCCTGGAAGAAGTCGATATCGATCTCGGCTGTACCCAGGCCCTTCGTCTCCTGGATGTAGGACGACCCCATGGCCGTCACATCCACAGAAGCACGGTCATCCTTGCAGGTGACCTTGGAAGCGTGGTCGCTAAGATCGACCGCGTTCACCAGCACCATGGCGTTGGTGAAGACTGAAATTGCCATTACTTGCTCTCCTTCTCATCCTGGGTGGCAGCCTTAGGCTCTTCGTCCTTGGCCGCACTGGTATCATCCTTGCCCTTGGCCGGAGCCTCAGGCGTACTGTCTTCTCGCTCAATCTGATTGCCTTGAACGAGCAGGTCCTCCTGCCCCATGGGCAGAGCAGCTTCGAAGATGCTACCAGGAGGCGTGCCATGGACGATAGAATCGCCAATGACCTTGTACTTGCGAGGGACGATGGTGAGCAGGCCAGAACGAAGATTGGCATCCTCGTCCTGCCAGCTATCGAACTCATGCTCGAAGACATCGCCCTGCTTGTGCTCGCCATTCACCAGGAGTGGGAGCATGACTTTGTAGAAGTTGCTCATGACTACGGCTGAGTCAGGTTGAAGACGCCAGCGGTCACTGACGTGGTAAAGCCGTGAGTGACTGTGGCCGCTCCCGTGACGGGATCAGCGAAGAACTGGGAGGGGAATGGACCGATCATCCTCTCCTGGCCGTTGGTGACTGACACGGTGATATCGGCAATGGTGAGTCCGGGCGGATCTCCCTGGAGTACGGAGATGACGCACGAGTCAGGGGACCCACCGGCATTCTTCACATGGAGGAATACCTGAGAGCCCGGCGTGAAAGTGTCAGACCCCGACACCGCAGTGTACGACGGGGTAACACCTGCCCGGGAGATGTTCTGAGTGGTAAGCGCTGCCACTGTGCTCCTTCCTACTGATTAGGGACTTGCCAAGACCATGACTGTCCAGTCACAGCCGAGTGATGTGGGTGATCCACCTTGTGGATAGACCTGAGGTGCTGTCATCTCAGTGACTTGCAATGAAGCGCAAGCCCCACCCAATGTGCGATCTGCTTCGATCATGGCCTTCACTTGGTCACCAGCACGGAGAGCGTCAAGCTTCTCCTGTGCAAGCTCATCAGCAGACGTGGCAACCAATACTGTCACAACGAATGTCAGTTTATCGATACCCCTCTGCATTGTGAGGTCATACTCCACCTTGCCAGCCTTGATGTAGGCACAGGGAGGCATGGGATTCACAGGTGCGTACTTGGTAACGACTCCGACATCTAGATTGGAGAGTGCATCCACCAGACCCTGCCTGATAGCTGCTGTATCCGCCACTTATCCTCCTACTGTGTACGATACTGCAGCCCTATTGCGCATGAAGGGCTCCAACAGTCGGCACACATCTGAGTCTGTTCTAGCGATGGATATGGCTGACGCCTGGTCGATGCCGAATCCAACCACTCCGAATGGGGCTTCCCGCTTCCTCTTGAGTAGACGAGCAGCGATCAGTCCCACAGCTTCCATTACTGCTGGCG